CGCTGCGGCCGCCGCACCTGTGGCCGATGCGCCCGGCCCGGCGCCTGCGCCTGCGCCATTGCCCGCAGCGGGTGGCGGCGTGGCGGATTTGAGCGATGACATTCCGTTTTGATTTTTTTGAAAGGTAATGACGATGGATGAGCCGGAACAAACCCCAAAGATGTACCCGCCGTGGCGGCAGGCGCTGGTTGACGTGGTGGCGTCGGGCATAAAGCCCGGTGATGTGCTGCGCAAGGATTGGCTGCTTGAACGATTTGGCATCAATGAGCCGCGCACGGTGGCAGAGGCGCAGCAGCACCATCTGCAATGGTTGCAGGCGTTCTCAAATTTCAGGGACGAGTTGCTGCAAAAACACCGGGTCATGTTGCGCAACGTGACTGGCGTTGGGTATGAGGTGATTGCGCCTGAAAACCAGACCAAGCGGGCGTTGCAAGACCGGGGCCGAGAGGTTGGGCTGGCGTTGCAGCGCATGACGGCAGAGCTGACGTGCATTGACGCTGACGCACTGACCGATGAGCAGCGGCGCGAAAACAGCGATGCGCTGGCCAAGGTTGGCGCATTGATTGCCATGAAAAAGACGACGCAGATTGAGTAATGAGATTTTCGTGGCTTGCCAAGGCTGCGCTGGGCGTTGCACGGCGAGGCACGGCAACGGCAAGGGCTGATTGTTCAGCGGGTTGGCGGTTGGTAACAGCCGCCCTCCCGGTGTGCAAACACCACACGGACAGGCCGGGACCGGCAGTGCTAGGTCTGGCCCGGCGCGGAGGGGCATCGGCAAGGGCTGTCAACAGCGGGTTGCGCATTCGGCAAGAGTGCGCCTCCCAGTGTTGGCCAACACTGAACAGACATTTTTAACTTTTTAGGCTAGGAGATTTGGTATGAAAACTGCGCAATACACCATCAAAGGCATGACGCCTTTAATCATGCACAGCGAGCGTTGCGTGAACCCGTTTGACCCGCTTACGCGCGAGATCAAAACGCTAACAGGCAAGCGCAAAAAAACGGAGGACGATCTGCTGGAAATTGCCCGCCTTGAGTGGTTGGGTGGCCTGTACTTTAATGAAGACGCGGGCATTCACATTCCGGGTTACAACATGTTGGCGGCCATCATTGCGGGCGGCAAATTGCACAAGCTGGGCACCGCCATCAAGCGCGCCGTGCTGGTTACGGACGATGCCATTGCGCTGCAATATGACGGCCCCAAAAAGCCGGACGAATTGTTCAAAGACAAATCGTTTGTTGACATTCGCAGCGTAAAGGTTGGCACCAGCAAGGTGATGCGGTGCAGGCCGGTGTTTCGCAAGTGGGCGCTGAAATTCAACGTAGCCTATGACGAGGCATCGATCCAAAAAAACGACATTGATATGTGCCTGAAAAGCACAGGGCAGATGGTCGGCCTGGGCGACTACCGCCCGCGCTTTGGGCGGTTTGAGGTGGTGCAATAAACGGCGCCATGGTCAGCACGCTCGACAGCACCCAGGCCGCAATGGTGTCCGCCGCCGCGCGGTGGATACCCATTGCCCTGCAGCCGCCCACGCATGGGGCGCGCTGCCTGGTGATCGACCGCGCGCAGGGCATTGCCTACGTGCGCGCCTATCGGCCCGGCGACGGGTGGACGCACTGGCACCCGCTGCCGGTGTTTGATAAGGATGAGAAATGACGGACTACCTAAGTTTTTTGGAAAAGAAAGCGCAGATCGGTGGCAATCATGGTTTTGAGCCAATTGATATGCCATCGTGGATGTTTGATTTTCAGCAATCGCTGACGGCTTGGGCATTGCGCAAAGGTCGGTCGGCAATCTTTGCCGATTGCGGCCTCGGTAAAACGGTGATCGAGCTTGTATGGGCTGACAACGTGGTCAAACATACGGGAAAGCGCGTGCTCTTGCTGACGCCGTTGGCGGTGACGTATCAGATTGCCAAGGATGCAGAAAAGTTTGGCATTGATGCGCGCGTGTCGCGCGACGGCACCGCGTATGCAGGCATCACGATTGCCAATTACGAGAAATTGCACCTGTTTAACGCTGATGATTTTGTTGGCGTGGCCTGTGATGAAAGCAGCATTTTGAAGAGCTTTAACGGTGCAACGCGCGGTGCAATTACCGCGTTTTCTCGCAAGATGCCGTACCGCCTGCTGGCCACGGCAACAGCCGCGCCAAACGACTTTACAGAGCTTGGAACATCGAGCGAGGCACTTGGCTATCTTGGGCACATGGACATGCTGTCGAGGTTTTTCAAGAACAACCTCAACAACTGCTCGACCGGGCGTTTTGCAGGTGAGTCTGTCAAGTGGCGCCTGAAGGGCCATGCAGAAATTCCATTCTGGCGGTGGGTATGTTCATGGGCTCGGGCAATCCGGCGGCCGTCTGACATTGGCTTTGATGATGCACGGTTTGTATTGCCTGATTTGCGCGAGGTTGAGCACGTCGTAGATATTGATACGTGCGCCGATGGGATGCTTTTTTCATTGCCCGCTGTTGGGTTGTCTGAGCAGCGCGAAGAGCGGCGCCGCACGCTGGATGAACGATGCGCGCGCGTAGCTGACCTGGTTAACCCGACCGGACAGCCTGCCATTGTGTGGTGCCAGATGAATGACGAAGGCGACACGCTTGAGCGAATGATCCCCGACGCCGTTCAGGTGAGCGGTGCCGATAGCGATGACAAGAAAGAGGGCAAGTTACTTGATTTTGCCGAAGGCCGCGCGCGGGTGTTGATTACAAAACCCAAGATTGGCGCGTGGGGGCTGAACTATCAGCATTGCAATCACGTCACGTTTTTTCCGTCGCACAGCTTTGAACAGTATTACCAAGGGGTGCGGCGCTGCTGGCGTTTTGGGCAGCAAAGGCCCGTCACTGTGGACATTGTGACGACGGAAGGCGAACGCGGTGTATTGCGCAATTTGCAGCGCAAGTCAGAACAAGCAGACAAGATGTTTTCTAACCTGGTAGCGCAGATGAATGCCTCGATGGCCATTGACAGCGCTGCTCAATTTTCAAAGAAACAGGAGTTACCACAATGGCTGTGCACGACCAATTGATTACCGACAAGTACGCTCTGTATCACGGCGACTGCATTGAAGTGATGCAAAGCATGCCAGATGCATGCGTGCATCTATCGGTTTATTCGCCGCCATTTGGTGGGCTGTATCACTACAGCAGCAGCGACAGGGATTTGTCTAACTGCGATGACTACGACACGTTTTTTGAGCAGTACGCCTTTGTGGTGCGCGAACTCAACCGCATCACGATGCCAGGGCGCATTACGGCGGTGCACTGCATGGACGTGCCGCGCAGCAATAGCGGGACAGATAGTTACATTGACTTCCCTGGCGACATCATCCGGCTGCATGAGCGCAATGGATGGCTTTTTGCTGGGCGCAGGATGATCTGGAAAGAGCCGCTGGCGGTGCGTCTGCGCACGATGCAAAAGAACCTAGCGCATCAATCCCTGGTAGAAGATTCAATCGACTGCGGCGTTGCCGCCGGTGACCAGCTGCTGACCTTTCGCAAGAAAGGCAAAAACCCGGTTCCGGTTCGCCATCCGGTTGGCATGCTGGACTATGCCGGTGAACGCATGCCACCGGCTGACGTTATACCGTATCGCGGATGGACCGGAAAGCAAACCGAGAACCGTTTTTCGCACTGGATCTGGCGTCAATACGCTGATTGCATGTGGGATGACGTGCGGTTCAACAATGTTTTACCGTTCAGAGAAGCGCGCGATGGCGAAGACGAAAAACACGTCCACCCGCTACAGCTAGATGTGATTGAACGCTGTGTGCAGTTGTACAGCAATCCAGGTGAAACGGTTTTCACGCCGTTTATGGGGGTTGGGAGTGAGGTCTATATCCCGGTGCTTTTAGGTCGCCGTGGTATTGGCGCAGAGCTTAAAGCAAGCTATTACAGACAGGCGTGCAAGAACGTTGCACTGGCTGCATCTGGCATCAAGATTGGCGCAGAAACAGAAGATCTGCTCCTTGAAACTGAAGACTGATTTTGATGACGCGCCGCATCAAACACCCCACCGCGCGCAACCCCATTGCGCTGGCCGTCGCCCGTGCGCAGGCGCGCAAGGCGTTTGACGCGCTCAAGACCGACGCCGGTCTGCACCCGCCAACCCACCACAAAAAGGCTCACCCATGAAAGCAAAACCAGGTTACCCGGTAAAGCCCGGCGCAAAGCGCGCACCGTGGG